AGCTATAGCTTCTGGAGAAAGCCGTCCTTGAGCTGCTGTAACATCAGCACCTGTACCCACTAGAGAAGCATCAAACGTAGCACCCGTAACTTCTTTTGCGGGGCCTACTTTATCTGGAGCTTCTTGTTCTACAGTTGCACCCATGTCGGGAGCCGTAACGTCTTCGCCTACAGTTACAGTGCCAGCCTCGCCTACAGATTGAATATCTTTTTTAGATGTAGTCATTCCGTATGCACTAGCTTTTACAGCTTCCATTTCTGGAATAGTATACTCAGGAGTTGTTTGCCCAATTTTAATTGGAGCACCAGTACCTTCTTGGGTTGAACCACCCCCGGTTTGGTTTCCGCCACCCCCGGTTTGGTTTCCGCCGTTATTGGGGTTTTGTTTAGGGCCGGAACTGCCATAAGCGTTTCCATTTCGAAGTTCTTTGCCTTCTGTGTTTGCCATACTGTTGTCTCCATCGTCTTCAGTATCTTCTGAGTTTTCTTCTTCTTTGTCTTCAGTTTCTTTATCGTCTGTATTAGAATTGCTTCCACCCATAGTGGGTTGAGCATCATATATATTTACACCTGTTTCCTTGTTTTCTGAAACAAGAATAGGCTCTGGTTCATCTTTTGGTGGTAAAGGCTCAGCTTCTACTATTACTTCATTTACTTCTGGTTCTTCTTCTTTCGGGGCCGGAGCACTGACATAGCCGCTAGAGCTTCCTCCACCAGAAGAAGTTGAACCAACGCCAGCCGGAATCCCAAAGCCTGTGTTACTATACTGTCCTACACCAGCATTGTTATAGCTGCCTCCCGCAGTAGGGCTTGGATTATAACCATAAACAGTAGAGCCTTCCATGCTTCCACCGCCTCCGCCCCCAGAGCCGTAATTATACTGCAATCCCCCGCCATAAGCCTGTGCTCGTATGCGACTAGCTTGCAGGTTTTTTAAAGTTTGTCGAGCTTTAATCATTAAAGTTCCTTATTCTACGCAGCATATTTTTTTAAATATAAATAACTTTTGTGTATTGACTTTTCTGTAGCATTTCGTGGAAGCTCTACATTAATGTCATTATATTTGTGAATATATTTATCTGTAAGTTTATAATCACTTTTATTATATACTACAGGATAATCTATCTTTAATTCAGGAAGCTTTACATTTTCATGTAGTTTATTTTCGTCTTCCATTTTTTTAAGCTCGTTTAAGTATGCATCCATCCACTCATAATCAAAACCAAACTTAGATACTTTCATTACTGTACCTGCATTTCTTTCGTCATATACATAGGTTGCAGGCGTTTCGTCTGTAGTATAGAAATTTAAGTTGCCTAATACTGCTTGGTTTTTTAACTCAAACATTTGAAGAGTATCTTCACCCACAACTATGTCTTCATTAAATCTAAACTTTGCTGCTTTTTTGCTAAGCCACGTAACTCGACAATGTGCTTCGTTATCTTGTGAATACTTTCTGTGTTGTGCATAAAACTTGTAATGCAAGCTTTCAAAGTATTTTGATTTTTCTTCGCTTAGCTTATACTCATTCTTAAACATTGTATAATAATCAGAGCTTAGCAAGTCACTATAATCTACTGTAAATGGTTGCAAAGCATACAAAGTATTTTTTACATACCTATAAGACTTTTGATTTATTAGACATATTGCATCTGGAGGATTATCCATTACCTCTAAATTTTTGTACATCCAAACTCCATGCGGAGTTAAAAAGTCATCTCCATCTACCATAACACAATAATCATTATTAGATTCTAAAAAAATATCTAATACAGAATTTTTACCTTTTGCTGGTGTTCCGTTGCTTTCTGTAATGTAATACTCAATGTTATTTTCTTTACAAAAGTCTTCGGCCTGAGCACTATACTTTTCATTTAATGTGTTTATAACTACTACAGCGTCTTCTTTTTCTATGTTGCTGTATCTAGAATCAAAATGTCTAACAAGAGCATCATAGTTAGTAGACGTTAAAATATAGAACTGCATTAATCTTCCTTGTTTAAAAACCCCTTTACGGTATCTGATTCGTATATCCTTATACCTAACCATATAATAGTAAACAACGAGGCTGTAGGTGGTAGCCAAGCAACTAAAGAAAGTATACCTGTTGAGGCAGCTACTACGTCTACCGTTTCTTTTACTGATTCTTCTACAGCCATTATATTATACCTTCAGTTATTAACCAAAAAATACCGCCAAATACAGAAACAACAACAATGGTAGCTCCTATGTTTTTTAGCATATCAGTTACTTTTCGTTGTTGTTTTAACTTAGCAAGTCTAATTTTTTCTAGTTTATGCTTGTGGTCTAGAATAGACTTGTTCTGAAGCATCAGCATGTCACGCCAGACTAGCTTAGGCGTTATCTTCTTTAGCTCCTTCTCCTGCTCTCGAATGGCGTTCTTAGCCCATGCAAGCTCCAGAGCCTCTTCCTGTGTTAGTATGTGGTCGCCTGCTTTAGTAGCCTCTTCAATGCTCTCTACAGCTACCTTGCTGTCAGTGAGGCTAGTAAACAATCCCGACAGACCTGACAAGTGGTCTCCAGACTCTTTGACGGTTTTAATGCCATCATTAAGAGCCTTTAGTACACCTACAACTGCTGAGATTTCTGCAATCATATTAGCTGCCTAAAATTGGCTTAGTGTCTGGGAAGTCTGCTGTGCTGGGCCAGTCGCGTAGGGCTGCACGATACGTCATGTAAGCATCGCGTTGAGGGTGGTCTGTCAGAGGGACTATGAAGTCTGAAGACGATAGTTCGCCATTGCGCCATTGTCGTGCTTCTAATTCTGGTTGCGCTTCAATTACAGGCACAGACCACTCTTCATAGTGTTCAAAGTTAGCTTCCATAAACTCAGCACTAGCTTTGATGCAAGGATTAGTGATGTTGCCGTCAGCGTCTTTAATTATATAATTCATGTTCTTCTCCTTATGCGGGTAGGTATTGGATGATTACTATGCCGTCACCACCGCAACCGCCAGCACCCAGACTATTATTATTACGACAACCGCCACCGCCACCGCCAACACCTCCGTCAGAACCGTATGCACTACCTGAACCCGGATTTTGAAACACTGCACCGCCTCCTGCTAAAGCAGGCGCAGGGTATTGGCTAATAAGTCCTTGATAGTCTGCAAAAGCAGATGTTTTAGTACCTTTGCCGCCAACAATCTGACCATAGCCTGTCAAGCCATCCCAACCTTGAGCATCAGAAGAACCGCCACCAGCACCACCTTGTGCATTATCTCTGCCGGGGTTTCCTGTACCGTAGACACCAACCGCACCGCCCCCGTAAAAAGAACCAGCACCGCCAGTGTTGTTTACTGTACCATTTGAGGCTGTGCCTCCAGCACCTCCAGCACTAGTAGTTCCTGCACCACCACCGTTTGCGGTCAAAGTACTTGATAAACCAGTACCTGAAACAGTGCTATTTCCTCCTCCTGCTCCGTTGTTCGTTCCATTGGTGTATCCTCCTAAACCACCAACACCAACAACTACAGTAAACGAGCCTGATGTGGTCACGGCTAACGTAGTTTTTTTGCAGTAGCCACCAGCCCCACCACCGTAAGAGCCTCCTGTTAAAGTGGCAACTCCACCACCACCAGCACCAATAACGTGAATGCATACTGTTCCGTCTTGCGGTGGAACCCATGTTTGAGATTGTGTCAATGCGATTTGTGGTAATGCACCACCACCCCCGCCTGCTGATATTAAGTCTGTTAAGTTTGACATTTATATAAACACCCATGATGAAGTTGAAGTTCCAATAAGTCCTATGGACATATTAGCTACGTTGATTGTTAAGTCTGTTGCGGAGCCTACGATAGTGCTGCCGTTACGCCCAATGACTGTCGTGTCAAAGTTACCTACAGTAACGTACACCTTCATGCCTACAGTAGGCGTAGGTAGTGTAAGAGTCACACCTGATGCAGACACAAAGTGATGCGTGTTAGCTGTTGCGTTCGCGTTGCTGCCCACAGTTGCCGTAGGAATACCAGCGGCTATCGTGTCAGCAAGAACGCCCGTTGTTACTTTTGTTAAAGCCATTAGCCCACCTCTGGTTTTGTGTCTGGGAAGTTATCCGTAGCTGGCCAGTCGCGCAATGCAACCCTATAGGTCAGGATGTTGTCACGGTTGGGCCAGTCTGGAGTCTGTGCTGCTTTGTCTGTGCGCTGGAGTTCTCCATCACGCCATAGTTTTGCAATGGCCTCTATGTCTTCTTGCGTAAACTCTTCGGGTGCAGGTGCTACCCAAAGCTCGTAATGCTCAAAGTTAGCCTCAACAAACTCAGCATCAGCAGTGATGGTGTTTGTGATGTTGCCATCAGCATCTTTAATATTATATTTCATTTAATTCTCCTTTATGGGATGTACTGGATAACGACAATGCCTTCGCCACCTTCACCACCTAAAGATGACGATATATGGCCCTTGTTTTCTGCCGCACCACCACCACCACCAATACCACCAGCACCGCCTTGCACCAATCTTTCACTACCTGTATTAAATATAATACCGCCACCGCCTGATAATGGGCCGCCATTTACACCGTCATAGGGTACTGTGGAAGTGGTGTGTCTAACACAGCGCCCAGCTATTCCTCCAGCTATTTGCCCCATTGTAGATGACCAGAAGTCTCCAATAATGTCACACTCCCCGGCTATAGGTAGGTCTTTATTACCAACAGAACCTGCCTGCCCTGTACCCGTAAGACCGACTGCGCCACCGCCAGCGCCTCCGTCTGTGCCAGAAACAGCCCCCCCTGCGCCACCTGTGTTATTTACATCTCCGTTTGCAGCAGTTCCTCCTGCTGGAATTGCGCTGCTTGAATAAACACCGCCTGCGCCTCCATTAGCTGTGAGGGTGGACGATAAACCTGTTCCTGCCACTGTACTGTTTCCCCCAGTTCCACCACCCCCGGTGTTGCCTCTGTTGTTTGCACCGCCAGCGCCACCTGCTCCAACGACAACTGTAAAAGAACCAGAAGTAGTGACTGCTAAAGTGTTCTTTTTACAATACCCGCCAGCACCACCACTAGTCGTATACTCACTCCAGCCAGCACCACCGCCCCCTCCACCAATAACGTGAATGCAGATATTGCCGTCTTGAGGCGGAACCCAAGTCTGCGACTTACTTAAAAATATTGTGGGGAATGACGCAGAACCACCACCACCTATAAAATCTGAAAAATTACTCATGCTATTGCCCACCCTACTGTAGAGTTTGTATATATAAATTGAATTGAAAGATATGCTTTGTCTAATGTCATGTCTGTACCGCTTGACATAATATTACTGCCGTTACGTCCAACCACCGTGTCTGTAAAGTTTCCGACAGTAACTAATACTCTTTGACCAATAGTCGGTGATGCAGGCAGCGTAATAGTTTTAGTTGCAGTGTCTACAAAAACATGTGTGTTTACTGTAGCTGTAACAGATGTAGAAGTTACTACAGTTGTTATACCTACTGCTACAGGCTCTGAAGCTATCTTAGCTGCTGTTACTGCATCGTCTACAATCTTAGCCGTAGTGACTGTGTTGTCACTGGGTGTACCTACGTTAGTGACTGAAATAGCCGCTACCATAATTTCAATGGCTGCTCCGTTGGCAGGAGCCTCAGAGAAAGTAACTACAGCGGGAGTTGCTCCAGATACTGCATAGGTTGATTTGTTCTGATACACGCCATCGACATACACCAGTGTGTTGTTTTCTATTGCTGCACCAGAGAGTGAGAAGGTTACGTCGGAGCCGTCACCAGTGAAGCTGTTAAGCAGGAGGTCAGCAGCACCGCCACCAATCTCACCCCACTCTGTGGAGTAGCCTTCAAACTTGCCTTCCGTGGTGTTGTAGCGAAACATCCCCGCTGCTGGAGAGCCTTCACGCTGCCCTGTAGTACCTGCGGAAACTTTTAAAGAACCAGTGTTGTTGAGTACAAGCGCACCAGTCATTGTGCCGCCAGATTTAGGCAAAGCGTTATCAGCTAAAGTACCTTGTGCTGCGGTAGCGTAATCGGAAGAATCAAAAGCCTTTACTTCTGCAAGGTTTGTCACCTCGCTGTCCATTAAGGCACCAGCGGCTGTTACGTTAGCTGTGTCTGTTACGTCAGCTGAAGCCTCAATAGCATTTAACTTACTGTGGTCAGCGTCTGTAAACACATTAGAATCTGTAGCGGCTTCAACGGCAGCACGAATCTCTGCATCTGTTTGGTCTGAAGTTGCTGCGGTTTCAATGCCATCTAGCTTAGTACCATCAGCAGCTACATCACGACCATCTATAGTGCCGTCAGTAGTTAGGTTGCCGGAGATAACAGGAGTAGCTAGGGTCTTGTTGCTGAGAGTCTGTGAGCCTGTAAGAGTAGCTACAGTAGAATCTATTGCGAGTGTTACGCCATTGCCGCTTGCAGTAGAGGTTATGCCGGTTCCGCCCAAGACACTCAGAGCCTCTGAATCTAAATCAATTGAGA